CACACTTGTAGCGGATAGTGCGGAAGCAACTGGGCTTAAATGGCAAGCACCTGCAGGTGCTAGTGGATTAACCTTAGTCAAAACCCAAACTATTGGTACTGGTGTCTCAACTGTTACAGTTACAGATGCGTTTAGCACTACTTATGAAAACTATATAATAATTGCAAGCGGTGGTGCAGGCAACGCCAATCAGGCAATTGCTTTCCAACTAGGTTCAACTACAACAGGTTACTATCGTCTCGGTTTTTATATGGCTTATGGTAATAGCACAGTAAATGGACAAAACGCTGACAACGGTGCAAATTATCAAATAGCAACAACTGGTGCTAATGGTTATGGTTTTGTTGCACATATTTTGCAACCTTTTACCGCAAAAAGAACAACTATTTTTGCTGAAAATGCGCAATTAGATACAGATGGATTTATCAATCAATCCTATGGTTTTTTAGCAAATACAACCTCTTACACAGCCTTTACTATAGCAAGCGCCAGCCTTACTGGTGGCACACTTAAAATCTATGGTTATCAAACAAGTTAAGGAGAACTAAATGACATACAAAGTGCAAATTGATGATTTAGTTAGAAATGCAACTAAAGATGAAATTGCTGAAATTGAGGCACGCCAAGCAGAAGCAGAGGCAGTTAACCTTGCAGCACAATTAAGGTCTAAGGCTAAGGCTAAATTGCTGGAGCGTTTAGGCATAACCGCTGACGAGGCTAAATTACTTTTAGCATAATCTTGAGGAATTGTGGAGATTAAATTGATCAGTCAAAATGGTTGGCCAGCATCTCAGGATCAATCAGAAATTGGCATCAAATCATTTTCAGTGCCTGGCACCAAAATTAAATTAAGGTGTGCAAAAAAGGTTGCACCATTGCTGGTCACATTTTCTGCCGAATTTCATCAACATGTTGAACCAATAGATCAGGGTGCATTAGATGATTGGGGTTATTGTTTCCGCAACATAAGAGGAACATCAGACAAATTGAGCAATCATTCATCAGGCACTGCAATTGATTTAAATGCGGCAACACATCCCCTGGGTCATGCTGGCACATTTACGGTCATGCAAACCGTCATGATTCAAGCACTGGCCAAAAAATATGGGCTGACCTGGGGTGGAGATTACAAAAACCGCAAGGATGAAATGCATTTTGAGATTTCATTCAATGAAGCCAAATGCGCTGAGTTGATTGGAAAGTTAAACCTAGGGAAAGGTAAATGATGGATAAATTAAAACTGATGGTTGCCAGTTGGTTGCGTAGTTATGTCGCAGCTGCATTGGCAGTGTATATGTCAGGCGGGGATGTCAAAGCAATGGCAATGGGTGGCTTGGCTGCCGTGGTGCCAGTTTTGATCCGCTATTTAAATCCAAATGATGCAAATTTTGGGGTGGGCAGTAAATAATGACACCAAATGAATGGGTTGCAGTTATCGGATGCGCAATTGCATTGGTGGCTGCAATCTATTCATCCATGAAGGTGGTGACCAAATCAATTTTGGTTGAATTGCTCCCAAATAGTGGGAAATCGCTTCGGGATGAATTAAGAATTTTGAGTGGCAGGGTGGATCAGATTTTAATGATCCTGGCCAAAAATGAGCGTAAGCCACAAAAACCAAAACTGCGCAAATAAGGCAATAGGCGTGTTGGTCATTGCCACATGTCAGCCCTTGATGCAATACTGATTTCAACCTGCTATTCGGGCGGGGGTTATGATCGGGAGCATCAAATGAATCAAAGCATGATAATTGCCTTGGTTGGCTTATTAGGGGCATCTACTGGCCTACTGGTGGGCTTTAAACTAGGGTTTAAAAGGGGTGACACCCAGGGCAGCCGTAGAGGTTTTGCCAGGGGTATTGCGGTGACCAGGGATGTTGTTCAAAGGATCACTAATGCCACTAGATAATTATTCCACCGTGGCTGAAAGGATTGAACAATTTTGGGTCAAATACCCAAATGGGCGAATTAACACCCAACTGATTTTTCAGGATGGCACTCGCTACATTGCTCAATGTGACATTTACAAAGAAATCAGTGATCCATTGCCATTTGCCACTGATTTTGCTGAGGAAATAAGGACAGTCAGCAATCGGTTCCCAGCGGAAAATGCAATTACATCAGGAATTGGTAGAGCCTTAGCCACTGGTGATTTCAGCAAATTTTCTGAGGGTGTTCCTAGAGCATCATTTGAGGAAATGCAGCGGGTCACTGCGACATCCCCACATCCACAACCAGGTGAGCCAATGCCCATTTCAGCTGCGGTTGAACAAACCTTGGATCAGATTGCTACCAATACACAACCAGCCCAATCACCGCAATGTGATCATGGGTTCATGATTTCAAAAATGGGCGTAAATTCAAAAACTGGGAAATCATATTCAGGATTTGTGTGTGGTGCGAAGGTAAGCCCATGCAAGCCAATTTGGAATTGATGATGATAATTAAATGCATGATATTTGGTCACAAATGGAATCGCAATGCTACATCAAATTATCGTTGGTGCGACAGATGCTCAATTGAGATTGATCGTCAGCCATGCGATTGTGAAGAATGACATGGGCGGAATATCAATTTCACGCAATGGCCAGTCAATCCACATTACTGAAAATGGTGAGGTTTTAGGCGACAAAGGCGCATCAGTTTGTGATTCATGTTTTGTGCCATATCCCATTCAGGAAATGGTGCGAATTATTGATGCAGAATTGGTGCTTTGTCGCAGGTGCTATTTGCGAAACCGCAGGCAGCAATGATCTTAGTTAATCTGACCCAGGCGGATGAAATTGTGTCTGCCAGGGTTGGCCTGGAAAGGGTTGAAACATCCAGGCTAAAGGGTTATGAAAATTCATATCGCATATCAACTGAAACAAATTATTTTGGAAATGTGATGGCAAATAGCGGTGCAGTGGCGGCTGAAATTGCAGTTGCCAAAGCACTGGGATTTCATGATTTCACACCAACTTGCAACACCTTTAAATCAATCGCTGATGTTGGAGAAAAATTTGAGGTGCGCTGGACTGCGTGGTTAGGTGGCACTTTAATTGTGCATCCTAAGGATCGGGATTCTGATATTGCGGTGCTGGTTGTTGGCATGTCACCTAATATGCGGGTAATGGGATGGATTCCCATTGCAGCTGCTAAGCGGCCAAAATATCGCCATTCCAAGGATAATGCCTGGTGGGTTAGTCAGATCAATTTGCATCCAATTGAAACCCTCATGCGGAGCCAATATGCCCCATCAATTTGATTGCAGCATTTGTTTAAATTATGCAAAACACCAGGGATCAGATGCTAAGAAAATGAAAACCGTGTGGCAATTAAAAGCTGATGTCATCAAAACACTGCCCCCTGGATTGCATCTAATGGAATGCACAGGTTGTGGATGCCTGGGGATAAAGATGATCACCGAAATTGCAATTTGATATGGCCAGGATTCATTTGCCGTCTGACCTGCGGTTATGTTCATGCACTTGACACATCCAATAGGATCGCCAATGCCCGCTGGAGATGCAGGGCAGAAAATCTCCAGGTGCGGCATCCTAATGGGAGCGGTGTGTGTATTGCTACTGCAATTTACCAGTGTGCAAAACAGTTGGTCAAAAACTGATGCAGATTATTATAAATTATATGCTCACACATTAGTTATTGATTACAAACAATTTAGCTGCTTGGAAAAACTATGGATGAAGGAAAGCAATTGGAATCCATTAGCGAAAAACAAAAAATCAAGTGCATTTGGTATTCCTCAAATGCTTGGTTTAAAGGAAAAAAACCCAATAAAACAAATTGATTTGGGATTGAAATACATTGCTGACCGACATCAAACCCCATGCCAGGCCTGGGCATATTGGATGAAACATAAAAGTTATTGATTGAATTTACAGTGATTTACTTTGTCAAGTGTATTGATTTAGTGGGGTGTCGCAGCCTAGCAATTGATCAATTGTTAAGTTTTATAATTATCAAAGAGTATAATTAAGTCATGACCACCAAATGCAAATGTGTAAGGCTTGCAGCTCAGCATGGCATTACAATTGAGATTGTCGATTTTGGACATCAAAAAATGTCAAATGTTGATTTGCCAAATGGTTATCAATTTGCGGTTGAGGATGATCAAAGAGGTTTATGCATCTATTACAACAAACCAATCAAAATGGCTGAGGTTTGGGCATGTGTGTTTGGTGATATAAATACACTGATTGATGGTAAAGAATATTGGCACAAAGTCAATGAGTAAATCATGGAAAAATGGCAGCACTGCCAAATGGCGGCAGATTAGGCAGCGCATATTGCAGCGGGATCAGGCAACATGTCAATTGTGTAATCAGGTTGATGGTTCAATGCACATTGATCACATCATCCCCAAGCGATTGGGCGGCAGTGACATGGATGAAAACTTGCGTGTGTTGTGTCAATCCTGCAATTTACGAAGGGGGGGGTCTTTTTTTGAGCATGACAGAACACCCCCGACTCTCCATGGAAGATTTACCCCCAAAAATGTGAGCATAAGTCATGAATAGTTTGAAATCGGTTGATCTAAGTCATGACCCAAATCAAGCCGATCCCATTCGGATCAAATCGGATTTTGGTCAGTCATTAGCTGGGGTGTTTGGCAGTGCAACCCCAAGAATCCACACACCGTTGAATGATTTACCATCCAGGGGTTTTGAAATTATAGATTTTGCATCATCATTGAAAATCAATTTGATGCCTTGGCAAAAATTTGCGCTGGAGCATTCGCACAAAATTAAAAGTGATGGCAGGTGGTCAACACCACTGGTCACAACCGTGGTCAGCCGACAATCTGGAAAATCAACAATGATGCTTATTAGAATTTTAGCGGGCATGTTCATTTTTAATGAACCGCTGCAAATTGCATCCGCCCACAGATTGGTGACATCACTTGAACAATTTCGGAATTTGGTTGGGTTGATTGAAGGCAGTGATGATTTACGGAAACAGGTCAAACGCATCAGGTGGGCGCATGGGGCTGAGGAAATTGAAACATTGACTGGAAATCGGTTTGTAATCAAGGCGGGCGGATCGGCGGCCAGGGGCGTTGCGCCATCCACGGTGCATTTGGATGAATTGCGGGAAATGCACGATTTGGAATCATTTGCATCATTGCGCTACACATTACTGGCCGCAAAAAATCCAATGGTTTTGGCATATTCATCAGCGGGTGATCAGCATTCAATTGTTTTGAATCAGATTAGGGATCGGGGCATTGCCGCAGCTGCGGGCGGTGTTGATGAAATGGCTTATTTTGAATGGTCAGCACCAACTGATGACATCAATGACCCTGCCAACATAATTGCTGCCGTGCCAGCCCTTGGCCACACAATTCATCATGACAATATAGGCCAATTATTAAATGACCCTCATGAAGTTTTGATGACTGAGGTTTTGAGTAGGTGGGTGGCAACAATAACCGCAGCGGTTGGCGAAATTGAATGGCGGGCATGTGAATCAAATGATTTGGATTTAGACCCTGAAAAAATTACCTGGATGGCGTTGGATCATTCACCTGACCGAAAACATGCGGCATTGGTTGCAGCCCAGCAATTACCCAATGACCAATTTTTGATCAAACTATTGCACACCTGGCAAAATGATTTGACCCTGGATGATAAAGCGGTGGCCAATGATGCATCCGCCTATTGCCGCAAATACCCGATTGAATTTTTGGCTTATTCCAGGCGCACCAGTGTGGCGGTGGCTGACCGATTGCGCCCCGCTGGAATCCCCGTTTTGGAAGCCGATTCATTTTACCCGCAGGCGTGTGATGAATTATTGTCAGCAATAAATTCAGGCAGGTTGCGCCATAAATCTAGCGAGCAATTAACCCTGCAAATGTTATCTGCGGTTAAATTGCCCAGGGGTGATGGTGGAATGGTTTTTGGCCGTAGGGCTTCACAATCCGCAATCTGCGCTGCGGTGGCATCTGCGCTGGTGACACATTTTGCGACACGCCCAAGCACGGATGTTGATATTTTAGTGGGTTGATGCTAATTGCCTGAAAAAATGGTGGCATGGGATTACTTGATGTTTTCAAAATTAAAGCAATTGAAAATCAGTCATCCCCTGATGTAGCAGCTGCAAACCTTGCACCACTGCCAAATTTAAATTCACTTTACACTTTTATTGATACCCCAATCAGCGCAACTTATTCTGAATTTATTTCAATCCCATCTGCAACCAGGGCAAAAAATATTATTGCACAATCAATTGCATCAATCCCATTGGTGTTGCGTGATCGCACAACTGGCATGCGTTTAGATGCTCCTAGGGTAATTGATACACCTGACCCAAGGCTGCCAGGACAAGCCACCTATGGTTGGACAGCCAGCGATATTTTGCTATATGGGTTCGGGTATTGGCAAATAAAATTGCTATATCAGGACACATTCAGAGTGCGTGAAATTGTAAGAATTTCACCTGATCGGGTTGGCATTGAAACAAATGCAAATTCAACTGAGATTATTGGATACACAATTGATGGCACCCGTGTGCCTGATAGTGGTGTTGGCAGTCTAGTTGTGTTTTACAATCCAGGAGATGTTGGTGTGTTGAATCGGGCAGGTCGCACAATCCGCACAGGTGCAGAATTAGAACGGGCAGCAATGAATTATGCCAGGGAGCCAATTCCATCAATGGTTTTAAAATCAAATGGATCAGCATTGCCATCAGATCGGATTGCAAAATTGCTGGAGCAATGGGGAATTGCGCGGCGCAGCCGCACAACTGCATTTTTAAATTCTGACATCAATTTGGAAAAGGTTGGCTTTTCACCTGATGAACTGGGTTTAAATACTGCTAGGGAACACATTGCAACTGAAATCAGTCGTGCATGTGGAATTCCTGCATATTTTACCGATTCGCCAAGCGGTTCATCAATGACATATTCAAACGCAGTCACCGCCCGTCAAACATTGTTGGACTTTAGTTTGATTCCAATTTGTGATGCAATTTCACAAAGATTATCAATGCCTGATTTCACACCATCAAGTCAAGTCATCAGACATGATTTTGATGTGTATTTGCGTGGCTCAGCATTTGAGCGGGCGCAGATTTATGAAATACTCAACCGAATTGGCGTGATGACCGCTGATGAAATAGCACGGAAAGAGGACATGGCACTATGAAAATAAACACACCAATGCAAATCACCGCAGCTGATTCAGAATCCAGGACAATCACTGGCCGAATCGTTGCCTTCGGAGAAACTGCAAATGCATCAACTGGAAAAGTTGTTTTTGCCAAAGGCAGCATTGCTCCAAAGGATGTTTTTTTAAATCTTGAACATGACCGAACCCGCAGAATTGGGAAAACTTTAAGCATGATCTTAAATGAATCAGGAAAATCAATTGATGCAACATTTAAAATCGCAAAAACCACCGCTGGCACTGATGCATTAGAGGAAGCAATTTCAGGGCTTAGGGATGGATTTTCAATTGAATTGGCAGTTAATGATTATGAAATGCAAAAAGATGGCACTATGAAAGTGACATCAGGGGAATTGACGGGTGTTGCATTAGTGACTGAACCAGCGGTTAAATCTGCCAGGGTTAGTGATGTTGCAGCAACTGAGGATGAAAAAAATTCTGATGCGGAAAAATCCGAAACAGATCAAACCAAAACCGAAGGAGAAAAAACAGTGTCAGACAATACGCCTGAACAAACACCAACTGAATCAGTTGATGTTGCACCAACAGTTCAAGCCACATCAGCACCAGTGGCTTATACAACACCAAGGTCACCAATTATTAACAAAGTGACTTATCTAGAGCATTTTTTGAAAGCAAATGTTTTGGGTGATGAGGATTCTCGCATTTATGTGCGTGCAGCCGATAACACCACATCAACTGCACCTGGAATGGTGCCAACACCACAATCACTTCAAGTTATCAATGCATTGGCAAATGGTGACCGTGGAATGATTGATGCACTTAGCCGTGAAGCTTTAATTGGTGAGGGCATGACTTTTGAATTGCCAAAGGTGACTGCCGTTCCTGTAGTTTCAAATGTTGCAGAAAATGCAGCCGTGACTGAATCATCTTTATCAGCCACATTTTTATCAGTGCCAGTTCAATCATTCAAAGGCCGTGCAATCACAACCGTGGAACTCATAGACCGCAGCCGCCCCGAATATGTAGCGGCTCTCCTTGCTAACCTTGAATTTGCCTATGCAAAGGTGACTGATGAATTTGCAGTTGGAACAATTCAAGCCGCTGGCCAACAAACTGGCGCGAATGCAAACACCGCAGCAGGATTTTTGGCTTATACATCACAAGCCGCTGCCGCAGTTTATGGTTCATCATTAGGATTTGCGCAGAACCTGGTTGTATCTCCAGGACAATGGGCAAACATTATGGGCTACAACGATAACGGAACACCACTTTACAACGCAGCAAATCCATCCAATCAGGCTGGACTTGCAACCGCTGGGTCATTGCGTGGCCGTGTATCTCCAGGACTTGATCTATATGTAAGCCGATCAATTGGAAATGCGGGCGGCACCACATCAGTTGGAGATTTTTCAATGGTGACAATCAATCCACAGGCTTGGACATGGTATGAATCCCCACGCTTTACATTGCGCACCGCAATTCAAAGTGATGGCACCGTTGATTTGCTCTATTACGGTTATGCAGCAATTGCACCAAAAATTCCATTTGGCGCATGCTGGAATCAGACCTGATCAACAAATAAATCATGGGTTGTGGTCGCTCCCGAACATAACCCAGCCGAATGAAAGGATTCACTAATGCCCATCATTGATGCAGATGATTTGCGTGGCGTGTTGGGCGTTAGTGTGTCCATGTATTCTGATGCATATTTGGATCAAATAATTGCATCCAGTGAGCAAATATGTTTGCCATTGCTTACTGCATATCAATCAGCGGTTGATTCTTATGCAATCACTGATGATGTTGTTTATTTCAACACAATTAGATCAAATTTTTTTGTAGAGGGTCAATCAGTCATTGTGACTGGTTGTGGTGATGCTGATGGAACATATACAGTGGATGCCCGAACATCCAACACATACATGTTCAGTGCAGGCTTAGTAGCGGCCGACACACTTAGCACCATTCCAGTCATCCCCGCTGGGATTGCCGTGCTTGATGGGTCGAGTGCGGCTAATCTTTATGCAAACACTGATGCAATCAAAAACGCTTTGTTAGGTTTAAGCACCGACATTTTCCAAGCAATAATTGCTCCAGGATCACAAATTGAGGGCGTAGATTTTGCCCAGACAATTTACCGAACAGGCCGAAGCATGATTAACCGTCAATTTGGTTTGTTGGCTCCTTATATTGACACTGAAACAATTTGCCAATGAGTGCATCAATTGCTGAGGTTCGGGGGGATTTGGCAACTGCATTGAATACAATTGGCGCAACCGTTTATTCATTTGTGCCTGAAGCAATCATCCCACCAGCGTGTGTGATAGTTCCTGATTCACCTTATTTGGAATCATCATTGATCAGCAAATCAAGTGTTAGTGTAAGAATAAATTTTAC